AAATTATTACAGTCAACACAGTAGAGCAAGAGGGTATTGCGATTACTTTTGAGCTTATCTTGAGGGGCTAATGGCACAAGTAAGAATCACTATTCCTCAAATTTCTGGCTACTGCGAAGCCAAAGTGCAAACTTTAATGAAAGAGACTGCTGTTGTTCTTCGCAACAAGCTGATTGATTACAGTCCTGAAGGCGAAGTGAATGGTGGAACTTTTTTATCAAACTGGCAGCCGCCTGTCTTTAGCAATAATGGGCTAACCGTGAGAGTCATTAACAACACTCAGAATTATGGCGAAGCAATCACTTTTGGCATAAATATGCCGCCTTCCTGGAAAGGTAAATTCAGGTCACGTTTTGGCTTAATAGCAGGCTGGCCTGAAAAACTTGCAGGGAAAGACACTAGAGACCAGATCCCTGGCCTATGGGCCAGCATCGTGAGGCGCGGATGACTAGCACTTACAACGACATCAGGCAAGCAATCGAAGCACGTATTGCAACTGAACTAGCGTCATCGCCTGCATATCAGGTGAGCTTTGAGAACGTGCCGTTCACGCCGCCCAATAACAGCACTTGGGTCAAGGCACAAATCCGTTTTGGTGCAAGCAATTACGCCACGTTGCTTGGCCCTACAACTGGCAGCAACCGCCAAGCAGGCATCTTAGTAATCAATGTTTTCAGCCCGATTGGTGTTGGTACTGGCGACAACTTAACGGTTGCCGAAAGGCTTAAAGATTTGTTTGATCGGAAAACTGTCAGTCAAATCATTTTCGAAGCTGCTGATGGCCCTACTTTTGTGGAAGCTGCAGCGCCTGCATCTTTTTTTCAAACAGAACTAGCCATAACATTCGATGCCTTCGTACAATGAAACGAAGCCAACTACCGCTAACCCGCCATGGCAACCACGTTATCCGGTACGTCCGGCGCCCTTTATTACAAGCCTGCTGGCACTGACAGCACGTTTAAAGCCGCAAACGTCACCAACGCCAACAACACGATTAACGTTGGAACCTTTTTAAATTTCAAGGCCAACGACAAGGTTTCTTTAGGGACCGGTACGGGTGGCACTTTGCCTGGAGGCACAGCCGCTGGCACCCCTGTTTTCATCAGAACTTATGTAGCAACAACCGGGCTCGCAACTTTTGCTGCGACTGCTGGGGGTTCTGAACTTGCCCTTTCTAGTGATGGCACTGATGGCACAACCCCATTCACGATCAAGTTTTCTGAATTTGAAGCGGTTGGAGCCATTAGGGAATGGAGCTTTGAAATTACTCGCGATGAAATCGATGTGACTACCATCGGCCAATCGCTTGGTCAGCTTGCTCCTTTCAAGACTTACATCACAGGTTTTGCTGATGGTGAAGGTTCGGCCACTATTTACACCACAGACGATGACACCACGATTGCGTCACGTTTAGTTGAAGACGTGATTCAGCGTGTGCAGACCGGCGTTCAATTCAAACTTTACATTGATCGCGTAGTGGTATCTGGCACCGTTGATGAAACAGCAAGTCGATCGATCGAGTTGGAAGCTGTGCTTACTTCAGCCAGCTTTACGGTCAACCCAGATGACGCGCAATCAATCGAAGTAGCATTCCGCCCGTCCGCTGTGCCTACCTTCGATCTCAGCAAGAGCTGATAATCGTTTTGATCGCAATACCCCCAGCTTGCGCTGGGGGTTTTTTTGTGAGTATTATCTGCTTACTGTTTCAAGGCTTTTATGTCTACCGCTGGCGCCAGTCTTCGTGCTCTTGACCGCCTAAAGAAAGCTGCAAATCTTGTCCCTGTCAAAAGAATTGTAACTCTAAGCGATGGTGCTGAGTTTGAATTTTGGTCTACGCCATTGACGATGGCAGAACGTGAACGCGCACAAAAGCAAGCCGGATCGGATGATGCTACTCAATTTGCCTTACAGCTATTAATAAACAAAGCAACAGATGAAGATGGCCAGCGGATGTTTAAGGCTGGTGAATTGGCTGAGCTCAAGAACGACGTACGCGACGAAGACTTACAAGGGTTGATGCTTGCTCTTGTAACAGGTGAAGGGAACGTTACTGAGGACGAAGCAAAAAACTAGCCAAGCTCTTCAAAGATGACTACCCATTGCGGGTCCAGATGCGTTTAGCTCGTGAACTGGGCTACACGTTGTCTGAGCTTTCGCAAAAGATGTCACGTGAAGAGCTGCAGCTCTGGTTTTTGCTGTATGAAACAGAAGCAGCCGAGGAAGCTGAAATGCGCCGCAAAGCAAAGCGAAGGTAGACTGGGGCCACACGGTTAAGAGCTTGTGGCTGGTCAGGTTGTTGTTCAATTTGACGCAAGAAATAATGTCAGTCCTGTCCTGAAAAAAATCAGGAAGGATTCAGGGCAGCTAGAAAAAGCTTTAAACGGTGGGACTTCTGCCCTTGGTAAAACAAGAAAGGGTTTCTCAGGCGCTGGTGTTGCTGCGCAAGGCGCATCAAAAGGTGTTGCGGTTTTTGGGACAGCGTTTAAAGCTGCCTTAGGGCCAATTGGGGCCGCTTTAACAGCGATAGGCGGGCTTTCTGTTGCATTCAAAACTATTGCAGCTCAAGATTTTGCAATTGCAAAAGTTGAATCTCTTGGCGTAAATTCTAAAGAGCTTGTCACAAGGCTTAAAGAAGTTAGCGCTGAATTAAATGGTCAAGCAAGTGTTGTTGAATTAACCGGTGCAGCTTATGACGTGGCTTCTGCTGGGTTTACTAAAGCTGCTGATGCAGCAGAAATATTAAAAGCCGCAAGCCTTGGGGCCACTGGCGGGTTTAGCGACATCAATACAGTTGGCAACGCTGCAACGTCTGTCTTAAATGCTTACGGCATAGAAGCAAGCCAAGCCACAGAAATAGTTGATAAATTTATTCAAACTCAAAATGATGGCAAAATTATTGTTGCTCAATATGCTGCAAATATTGGTAAAGTGGCTTCTGCCGCAGCAGGTTTAAGCATCCCTCTTGATGAGGTTAATGCTGTTATTGCGCAATCAACTGCTTCAGGGGTTCAAGCAGAAGTTGCGTTTACTGGCTTAAAAGGCGCGTTGGCGCGGTTTGCTTCTGGTGAGGCAGCAAAAGCTTTAAAGGATGTTGGCGTAAATATTGATGCAGCTACCCTTGCAAATGATGGACTTTTAGGAACGTTTAAAAAGCTTGAAGCCGCAGGACTTGATACAGGACAAATTTTCAAAGCTCTTGGTACTGAGGCTGGTCCTGCGTTGCTTCCTGTTCTAAACAATTTAGAAAAGTTTGAAGAATTATTAGAAAATCAAAAAAATTCAGCAGGCGCTGCATCAAAAGCGCAAGCAAGGGCAGCTGACACTATTAATGGAGCGTATAAACGCTTGTCTACTGCAATACAAAATACTTTTAGCGATCAAGCGGCGTTAGGTACTTTGATAAAAACAGTTTTCAAGGCGGGTGCGTTTGCTGTTGAAGTGCTCAATGAAGTTATGGGCAACTTTCAGGAAGCTTTAGATCCTGTCGGAAAATCTTTACAAAAAATATTTAAAGACGTAGACTTTGAGCTAGTTGCAAATATTGTAAAAAATGTTTTAGTTAAAAGTATGTCGCAGCTTGCAGATGCTTTAAGAATTATTGTTCCTTTGTCCATGAAGGTTGTAGAGCTTTTGGTCGAGGGGCTAAAAAGAACCCCTTTAGGTTTTATCATTGGCAAAGCTTATGAAATAGCTAAGGCTTTTGGCTTAATTAAAATTGAAACGGAAGGAGCCGCAGTTGCATCAAACAAGGTTAAAAACAGTACCGATAAGATTGCTGATGCCACTGCCTCTGTTCTTGCTTTAAAAAAAGAGCTAAGTGCGCAAAATAAAATTAACCAAGAACAAACCAAAACTGAAACTATTGCTTTGGAAGGCCAGAATAAGATTTTTAGTTTGCAGATTAAATCTGCTCAAAGTGTGCTTGCAATAACGCAAGCTCGAAATAAGTTTGAGTTAAGTGCATTAAAATTAGAAGAATCTAGGTTGCAACGCCAGCTTAACAAGCTTCAACGCATTGATGGATTTTACAAAAAACAGCGCAGCATAATTGACAAGATTGCCAAAAACAGGAAAAAGCAAGCACAAATTGAGTTCAAAGTCGCGCAACAATCCATTAGGCAAATGGTTCACAAGAGTGAGCTAGAACATCATTCAATAAAGTCACAAGTTCAAAAAATTAATCTTCAGGTTGAATTGTTGCGGCTACAAGCGGAAGAAATACAAAACACAGAAAAGAAATTAGAGACCTTAGATCGAATTAATCAACAAGCAAAAACTTCTGCTGCAATAGGAAGCCAGATGCTAATGACTTCAACCAGAAGTCTAAATTCTGCAAGAGAAATTGCTAAGTTCCAAAGACTTAGTGCGCAGCACTTGCTTGACGGCAAGTTGGAATCAATCGAAGCAGAACGTATAGATGCAAGGCGGGCTGTTCATGCGGCATCAATAGCAAAAAGCGTAAAAGCTGCAAGCTCTGCCACAAGCTCTGCCACAAGCTCTGCCACAAGCTCTGGATCGAGCGCGGGATTAAGCTTGGGAGAAAGAGTTTCTAATTCGATTAAAAGAGCAACTGCTTTGGGGCCAGCAGGACGTTCGACTGGAACAGTATCTACTTCAGGGCCTATAGACCCCGAGGTTTACAACAAAGTCATGTCAATGCGCCCTTCCGGTGGGTATGCACACCCTGGGCAGCTTATGGAAGCCTTGGACAAGGAGCAGGCTGCGTTTGACACTAATAACCTGATAAGGGCACGTAGAGCAAGTGCAATTCCTGGTTATGCCGAGGGCGGCTATACCGGATCAATCAACATCCAAACTGGACCTGTAATGCAGCAAGATAATGAGACGTATCTAACAATGGGCCAGTTCGAAGAAGGCATGCGAGAGCTAACAGAATCGCTTTCTCGTGGTGGTCGTAGTTATGGCTCACGTCAGTTCCAGGGAGTTTCGTAATGAGTTTTAGGGGTCAGGCTCAATACTTAAGGATCTACGCTTCAGGTGGAGCGGACTATCAGTTGTGGCAAAATTTTTATGTAAATCAGACTGTCACAGTATCAGCCAAGGCATATACCTTTTTCCCTTTTGCTTGTGACGGC